CGCCTAACCCTCGACATCTTCCCATCGATTATCAACAACAGGGCGTTCCACTGGAGCGCCCTTTTCTGTAACCTCCCACCCGCATGCTGCGTATCCAATAACGTCGAGCCAGCCATCACGTTTTGTCGGATCGTGCGAGATGCGGGACAGTTTGAGCATAATACCGAACGCCGCCACGTCATGCGCCTGGACGCTTTCCTTTCCGCCCATATATGCGTCAAACATTTTTGCGCAGCGGGTGAAGTTTTCGCGCGGCTCACCATATTCCAAATTTCGCTGTTGGCTTATTGCTTCGTTTGCGTCGCTTATAATTTCTTCGCGTTCTGTGCTAGAATGGGATTTCATCGTCAATTACCTCATTTTTTTTATATTTAACTGATTTGATTTGTGCGTCTGGAAAGTTTTGTTTTGTTGCTGCTGCCATTAATCCAAGCTTTGTGTTTTCCCATCCAATGATTACGCGCGCCACTTCATCGAGCGTGTATATCCGCGTATCGCCCTCGACGCTGGCCGCATCGCTCACCTCGTCGACAATCGCGTATTTTTGACCTCCCACATCTGCTGGAGCGTAGAACTCCCAGACCTTGCTGCTTTGCGGCTTGTGTCCCTCTTTAATCGCGGAGCGTTCCAAAGCTTTCCAGCCTTCAATAAGGTTGTTTGCTTTTTGCACCAGGTAGCTGCTGTCATCGCCCTGGATCGCATCGTTGAAGTTTTGCCTGGCTTGTTCAAACGCAACGGCTAATTTTGGCGCGGCTAGTCGTTCCAACTTCCCCAAGCCAAACCGCTGCTCCAGCTGTCGCGCCACCTGGTCGACGCTATTGATTGCGGCCATCGCGGTATCGTCTCCCTTTTCACTGAACATCGGCGGCGCTTTGTAACCTTGATCCGCTTCTGATTTTTTTGGTTTTCGTTTCACACGCGCATAACTAGAGCCACTCATTTGAGCCTCCTTTTTTAATCGAGCCGCATACCATCCATGCCCATGCACTTACTTTCCGAAACCACGGAAGTAATGTGCATATAGGGTATGGGAGTTTACTTCCGTAACTCACTTCCGCAAAAACCGGGGTTACTTCCGCACTACTTCCGCATAAAAACAGCTGTTTTAGCGCTACTTCCGCAGAAATCGTATAGCGCAACCGTGTTACTTCCGCAGTTTTTGGTACGGAAGTGTCGATATTTCCGCAGAAATTACTCATCATATTGCCCTCTCGTCGGCACATAAACCCAGGCGCCGTTCGTGAGCTTTTTGGTTCCAGGGTAATATTCGCGACGCTTTTGCGTCAGCCGTTTTGCGTGGTTCAGCTGCTCCAAAATCTGCAAAATGTGAGCGATTTTTCTATGAGTCATGTCCGTGTGCGGCTCTAAATCCTTAGCTGTTGCCACGCCAGCGTCTTGCAGCAGCCCTAAAACCTCCTGGCCGAATTCGGGCATTTGGCGGTTTACTGGCTTTGTTCCTGCGTCGGCGGGGATCAGCAGCTTGTCTTTCTTTGCCTCCTTTCTCCGCGCCAGCATCATCACGCGACCCAATTGCTCTTCTGATTTAAATTTACTCATCATCGAGTTCATTACCTGTTCCCTTACATTTTTTGCATTCTTCGTATCCGTCGAAACATGGCTCCAGGGCTGTGTCGAAACGCTTCCAAACCGTTCGTTCTAGCTCGCCCGTGCCACCACATTCTTTGCATTTTTCACGCTCAGTCATCATCAAGTTTTCGGATCATCCGCAGCCCTTTTGCTTTCGACTGTTTGTTATGCACCACGTTTTCAATGATTTTTTGATCGAGCCACGCCTGGACGTATTGCTTCGCCGCGTGTTTAGGCATCGCGTACTCTGTGGATATCCATTTTTGCAGTGACCTGGACGTGTTCACAGCGTGAGAAAACGGTTCGTCCGTCCCCCAGCGTTTATCTATTTCGTCGAGAATTGTGTCCGTCTGCATCCGCGACAGCTTGGTGGAGGCTTCCAAAATCTCCGCAACTTCGTTTGTGCGATCGATCAGAAGCCCTTGCTCGCTTCGAATGAAGGTTCGCGTTGACTTGTCGGCTGCGTCGTTGATTTTAACTATGCCACCCATGACGCACTGACCTTGGCCGCTGTCGAAATCAAGCTTCTGCGCGATAATGATTTCGTCGTTCTCAGGCATAGCCCAAAGTCCGTAAACCCACCTCGCGCCATCAACTAAAGCTGTTGTTCCGCGTATTGCTTCACGAGCTTGCGCTGACTTTCGGATTGAAAACGTGCCTTCTTTTCTCATATGGTGCGCGATTAATACGTTTGAATTTGTTGCTACGCATAACTCGGACATAAGCGTCCACCAGAATTGGCCTGCTGCGGGATCTGTATTGATGTCAGCGTGCGCAAACGCTTGGAGTGGATCGATGACTACAAGAGCCACGTCCCCCAAATCAATCAGCTGCTGCCTGATGTTTAAATATTGCGGCGTCACAGTGTACTGGCCCATTGCGTTTTGTATTAGCGGGACAGGCCCACCGGCATCTGGCAAGGGGACGACGAACAAGTTACCGGCTGCGCGTTCCGCCAGGTTTGGCCCTGCGATGCTTTCAATACGCCGGTGTATACTGTCCGCGCTATCTTCGGCTCCTAGAAACACGACTTTTCCGTTTTTTAATATCGTCCCACCGAGGGCTTGCTCTTTGTGCAGCGATTGATCGCCACCGGCGACTTTCATGCACAAATCAAGCAGTATGTACGATTTTCCCAGTCCACCGACCGCTGCAAGCAAACCAGGAACACGTACCGGCAAGATGTTATCGATGAGGAATTCCATTTCGGGGGCTGGGCCAGCGTACCGATCCATCCCCCAATCTGAAATGTTTAAAACGGGAGAGGCGGTCGGCAAACCATTCCTCTCCCTACCTTCTGCCGCAACAGGAAGTGCAGCGTCAGGTATTTCGGAGCCAGCTTCGATCTCGTTGAGTATTCGCAGCTGGCCGCGCTCCGCGCGTTTTAACTGGTAATTCGCGCGTTGTTCAAACAGTTTTCTTCCGCGCTGGTCGTCATCGAGCGACGTCGATCTGCTTGCAACCTTGTATTCGTAGATGGGCCAGGCGTCTTCTATCAGCTGTTCAAGCGTTGGAAGTTTACCTTTTTCTGCCCACCAGGTTCTGAGCGTTCCGAGTATAAGCTGCACCATGTAGGCTTCGCGGCCATCGACGACATCTCCCCACATGTTTGTCACAGACTGATTGATCTGGTTGTCGCCATTGTGATGAAAGTTCTCTTGAAGCGTGAGTTCGGTCAGCCATTCGGGCGCGGCCTCAATCGGCTCGTCCAATGAAATAGCGTATTCTCCGCCAGATTTGTGATTGCTTGGCGCAACCACGACAAATCCGCCTTCGCCGCGTGTGTCTATGCCGACGCCGAGCGTGTTCTTGCCCGTGATAATTTTTTGATCGTCCTGGGCTTTGAAGAAGTAATGTTTTCCGCCTGATCCAGTTCGCTGCTCTAGGGTGGATGGCAGATCGTCATTGTTCATAACGAGATCGTGCAAAGTCTCTGGGCCATCTTTGCCGTCGCCAATGTCAACATCGACGGCAAAGACATTATTACTGACCGATCCTGTGACTACGCCAATGTTGTGATTTGCAAATCGTCCGCCAAACCAAAACTCTAACGTTTCTTTATCTGCGCGTCGAGTTTGATATTTCATCCAGCTGGCTGGGGCAGGGTGCTTGCCTGGCGAAGCGCAATCGGCTCCAGCGGCGCAGCTGCACCCGCTTTGTGTGTTATAATGCACTGGGACGACGGAAAAACCTAAGTCAAACCAGTATTCTGCCCATTCTATTTTTGTTTTCATTTTGCCGACCTTTTGTAAAAAAAAGGGGGCGGACGCATTGCACCCGCCCCAAGGGATCAGATTTCGTCGCCGAAGCTGACGTCATCTGACGCTGCCGCTGCGGGAGCAGTCACAGCGGCTGCTGATGGCACAGGGAGAGCGCCACCCAACTCTTCTGGCCGGTCAGCCCAGCCAGTAATTTCAAAACCTGGTGTGCGAGTGCTTCCTTTGCCCACTTTACGCTTGGGAGCCTCGCCAATCTTAACTTTTGGAACGTGCGTTTTGAATTTTGGGTTTGTTTCGGCTGCCATGTACAATGCTTTCACAAAGTCGAGCATTCCGATTTGGCTACTTGAAAGCTCGCGGCTGGGACTATCGCCAAACAGCTTTGTCGAATAAAACGTAACACTAAACCCTTGCTTATGCGCGTCGCTAGGCTTGTCGCATCCGACAGGATTGTTGTTAGGCCATTGGAGCCAATCTCGGCCAC